GTTCTTTACTTTGAAGTCTTTATTATTTGACATGGTTCACTTTCCCCTAGTCAGTATATCTTACAGAGTAATAGCTTTAACTGTAAACGCTGTACTGTTTGTGCTTGCTGGTGTAGCCAAGATACGGACATTACCGCCAGAGATGTCTACATCAAACGTAGCAAGTGCAGTAGCAGTATTAACCTGTGCATACTCAGTAGCTACAGCAGTTGTACCATCATGTGTGATTAGTATCTCAGTAATGCTACGCTCAGTCGCTACAGAGTCATGCATAGTTACCACAACCTTGATGCCATTATAAGTTGTTGCGTTATAGGATGCAACAGTCACTTGCGTTGTAGCAGTAGTAGTCTGTGTCTGTACATCAAATGCTTCAACTACAGCATTAATCCAGGCTGAACCATTCCACTGCAAGAACTGCCCAGTAGATGCACTCGTGATGGTTACATTGGAGATGTCATTGAGCGTGTTGATGGTAGGGATGCTATCATTAATCCAAGCACTGCCATTCCACTTCAAGAACTGCCCAGTAGATGCACTCGTAATAGTGACGTTAGCAATATCGTTGAGGGCATTAATGGTAGGAATGGTATCGAAGCTTACCGTACCTGAGCCATCAGTCTTAAGGAACTGACCTGCTGTACCATCTGATGTAGGTAGATTAACTGCAGTAACGAAGCTAGTGAGGTTAGCATCGTATGCTTGTACAGAAACACCAATGTTAGATGATGAGAGTGCATTGGCCTCAGTTGCTAGTGGAAAACCTGCTGCAGTAGTACCATCATGTACCACCACAGTGTTCTTAGTTGAATCAATAGTTATTTCGCCTGCAGCACCTGTGAACGTAGAATGCTCAGCGGTAGTACCACGGCGGCGTTGGATTTGAGTAGACATTTATAATGCTCCGTAATCTGCCGTTGAAGTAGGTGAGTTGTTAATAAAGCCGTAGTCAGCTACAGTAGCACCTACAACGGCGGCTAGGGTAACTAAGTTCTGATAAGTATCTTCTGATTTACTTGCGTAGTGCAGTGCTGAGAAACCTGTAGTAGATGTGTCTGAAAGAGTGTACTGCGAGTCTTCTGGGTTGATTGCTAGCTTCTGTGCATCTGCTGCACTGTTTGCTGCTGCAGTAGCTGATCCAAGGATACTATCTACGTAGGTCTTGTTAGTGAGGTCAGAGCCTGTACTAGGAGCACCAGAACCTGTTACCTTATTACCGCCCATAGCAATAGCGCCAGTCATACTGCCACCAGATAGAGACAGCTTAGTTGCGATACTGTTTGTTAGGGTAGTGTAGACATTATCATCATCATTGATAGCTGCAGCAATCTCGTCTAGCGTATCAAGTGTAGCAGGGGCACCACCAATCAGATTGTTGATAGCTGTGTCTACGTAATTCTTTGTAGCAGCCTGTTGTGCAGTACTTGGATCAGTTACGTTGTTAAGAGTAGTGTTAGTAAAGTCAGCAGTACCATTAACCGTTATAGCACCGCCAATAACTACATCACCTGTAGTCGTTACACTCTTTAGGAAGCTATCTCCCCAGTAAGCTGCTCCTGTACCTAGTGTGTTAACACCGTTAGTGGTTGGTACAAGGGCTGTAGTAATCTTAGCATTAACTGCTACAGTATTGGTATTAGCTGAACCAATTACAGTGTTACCGTCTACGGTAGCATCTGCATCAAACGTAGCATTGCCTGTTACATCAAGTGTACCAGCAACGTCAGCATTAGCACCAGTAAATGTTACAGCAGTAGTTGTACCACTCTTAAGGGTAAGGTTACCTGAGTTGCTTGTAAAGGTAGCGTAAGTAGTACCGCCATCCTTAAGTGCTACATCTCCACCATCAGCATCTAAGTTAATGTTACCAGCTACGTCAAACAGTAAGTTACCAGCAGCTACTGTATAATCATTGTTAGTAATAGTGGTGTAGTCGTTATCACCGATACTAACTGTATCAATAAAGGCTGTACCATCTACGTAAACATTCTTAAACTCAAGACTTGATGTACCCAAGTCAATATCGTTATTTGTAACAGGAACAACCATACCATCCTGGAAGCGGAGCTGCTCAGTAGATGTGCCACCTACCTCAATCCAAACACCAAAGCGGTTACTTGCTTGTACTACCTGTAATTTATTCTTAGCGTCTAGGTCAGCAATAAGGGGTACGTATGAACCCTCATCAGCTGTGCCGTCATGTTTGTGACCTGTAGTACCTGTATCACTCTGCGTGAATGCATCACGTAGCTTGTTGTACTCAGCATTGATAGGCGCTGCACGTACTACCGCCGTAGGTACGATGTCTGCAACAGATTGGCGTGTATAGCCTGACATGTTTTAGTCCTCTTCTAGCGCCTGTCGTGTAGGCCATAGGTTAGTGTAATAGCTTGAATAGTATGGCTAGGCGAAGTGCTGTTGGTAACGTAGCGAATAGACACAGACTTTCCTGAACCAGCAATAGTAGTCCTTTCTACTGGACTGGGATTACCATCATATATATCTGAAGAATCATAAGTAGCCTTGTCATAGAATGCAGCAGCACCTCTAGTAGACAATACGTAGTTTGAGCTTAATTCTACTGTAGGGTCTGAGTAATCATACTCAACAGCCATAACTACTGATACTTCACCCTCAGAGCGCATGTAGGTATCTACATCATAGAAAGACTTACGCAGTGCAGGGTCATCCATGTAAAAGAATGGTGTTTGCATTAGACTGAAGATTTCTCTACCGTTAAAGTCATTACCTACTTCTTGACGGAAAACAAACCCGTTAGAGTCTCCATGTATAACAAACTCTTCATCACCTATATAACCGCTGTGTCCGCAATTAACTGAAACACCTACGAGTTGGCTGAACTCAAAGCCTGTACCACCTGTACCACTGCGGCGAATAGCACCAATGATACCCAGAGAGTCTTGATTAGCAAAGAACAACCTGAACTGAGACTTCTTCTTAATCACTACCGTAGTCATCGTAGCTAAGTCTTCGTTAGCTGTGAAGTCTTCAAAGATAGATTGGATAGGCTTAGACAGTGTAGCTAATTCAATATCGCCAATGCGGTCAGTACCAGTAACAGGTCTAATTCCGTCAGGTGCAAGGAATAGGATCTCACCGTTAAACTCAGCTACACTATCAGGTGCGACACAACCAAGGTTAGATGTTACAGTCTGTAATACAAAGTCAGAAATGTTATTACCGACTAGACGTTTAATGTTGTTAGTTCCGAAGATGTATAACTCATTGCGGAAAGATTTAATCTGTACAACTTCAAAACCTACATTAATAACACCTGCACCACTTGCAGGAGTCCAGTCTGTTTCATCTAGAGGAGCACTGAAATATAAGTTATAAGGTTCAGAACTATCCCCTGCTAGGAATAGGTGATTGTTAAACGCTGAAACTAGGCTAGGTGCGCTGGGCGACTGACCACCATTAAGCTGTACGTATGTTGTACCATTCCAAGTAGCTGCAGGATTAATACCGTCAGCTACTGCGAACTTAGGGGCACCCCAGTTAAAACTCTCGAAGCGTACCTTAGATACACCTACCATAGTCGGTGAGCCTGCAGATGTAATGGTATCCCAAGACTCTGTAGAGTTGTTCCACTTGTGTAAGTAGTTAGTACCTGCGTCAGGCTTACGAGCAGCAAAGATACCATCGTTAATATCAGCAGATACATGCACACCTAGAACAGCCGTATTAGCTTCACCAGGTACTTCACCGTATGTGTTAGCATAACCGTTAATACGGCGATATCCACCATTCAAGGCAGGTTCGTAGTTAATCAGACGTACAGCTGAACCCGCTAGTTGACCGCCCTGAGTAAGAGGGTCTTGGTTAACTACCAATCCACCCGAACAGGGTGTAGCGAAGGTACGTAGGTTATCTGCCATTACTTAAGCCCTGGCTGTGGGTTGAAGTGCCTGCCAGAAAGAGTATTAGATGTTAAGTATAAAGGGGAGTCTAGCAACAGACGGCGCATGTTATCCATTCCTTGCTCGAACTTCTGTTGTTGTAGTGCAGCACTCTGTTCGTTAGCACGGAAACGCATAAGGTACATTACTGCACCATCTACTACAACTGTATTAAAACGGTCAGGGACAATACACGTATCATTATACTGTGACATGTCGGTAGGGTAAGACCAGTAGCGATACTCAATCTCGTAAGCATCATCAGGCAAAGGTGTTACGCCAAACTTCAAGTCTTGCGTCTGGTACACTTTGATAGGTACATTATAAGCGTTAGTTCCACCTACATCCTCACCATTGCGGTGAAAGCGTAGATAATCCTCATACGTGATTACTGGTAGTTTTTCTGGTGCATTACCCTTAGAAGATAGACGCTTCATGTAGAACGTATCCCAGTCAACCTTAGAGGCATCAGATGCGAAGTCGTACACACCTGTACCAGTGGTCAGGGTCTGCGTATATGTTGTAATGGTAAAGGGCCATTCCTGTGCGTGTTGAAGGATCTCACGTACAGAAGAGTTAATAGCATCCTTAGCCAAAGCCTGTAGATTACGAGTGTCACTAAACCCGTCACCGCCAATATCAATTTCAACTTCATTGACACGGCGCAAGGCTTGATTAACTAGATTGACATAAGTAGCCATAGAGTTATCCTACAATTAAGTATGCTGAAGGGCCAGCCTCTTGACAAGACCAGCCCAACAGACTAAGTGGTTTTAAGCAGCGTTGTAGTGTGCTGTGATAAGTGCCTCTGGGCGTAAGATTTTACGGCCATATAGGTGCATACCACGTACAATATCAGCGAAGCTATCTGGGTCACGATAGTTCTCAACCTTGTTGATCTGCTCAGCAGAAGCAACTGCATCGTCCTGACCAGCAACAACAACACCAAAGTTAGTGTCCTGTGCAAGTGCGCCAGAAGCACCAGCGCCTGTACCGCCTGCAGGAAGGGAGTTGGACACATAGACACGGAAGCCGTGCAAGTTGCTCAAGACCAAACCATTCATCAAGCCTGTACCACCGAAGTCAGCATTCAAGACACGAGAATCTTCGTCTTTAAGCATCTCAATGAATACCGGGTCAAGCACGATCCAGCGTCCACGAGACTCAACGTTAGCTGTATCCATTTGACGAGCCATACGAGCAATCACTGTCAAAGGTGAAACAGTCGCTGTAGACAACGCTGTTGCGCCTGGAAGACGTGGTGCAAGTGGAATGGAGTCGCCTGCAGCATAAGCAGTTGATGCAGAGTCAGCAGAACCCAAAGAACCGAAGTCAGTTGCGTCCAAGTGGTTAGCAGTGATGTATTCACCAGTTGCAGTCAAAGCAGTTTGCTTGTCACCAGAAGAAGCAGAGATCTTAGTACCATCAGCATTGTGGCCTGTTAGGTATGCAAGAACATCTGTGTCCATAGCGTCAGCCATCTTATATGCAGCACGATCAGCAGCCAAGCTGGTGAAGTCTACATTTGAGAACTGCTCTTCAATGTCATCCATCTTGAAAGCAAAGTAGTTAGCTTTATCAATGGTCAACGAGAAGTCAGAGTCATCAAGTTTCTCTACTGAGATACCTGTGTGACGCTGAAGAGCGTTGACTGTTACGTCTGGCTCTTTTTGAATGCGAACTGTGTCGCCTTGGTTCGCAATGTCACCAAAGTAAGAGTTGTTAGTGATTGCGTTAGTAACAGCAGATTTACGTAGAGCAATCTGTGCCTGTTTTGAGTAGATGATTGGGGAGAAGTTCCCGTTAAACCCACCTGATGCGGAAGTAATAGCCATTGTGTAATCCTTTCAAGATATATGTGGCTTAGGGGTAGACACTACATATCCACTTGAAAGAGGCTCTTCGTATTAGGGTAGTCAGCATTGCTATCAGGATTGCCATCCGTTATGCGCTGGGCCTATATTCTGAGGTAGTTCTTTAATGTGGGGAGTGCTTAGTTAAAAGCATATACACGTAGTTGATTCCTAACGGTGTATATGCCTATAGTTTTACTTACGACTAGACCTTTGTCAATCTATTTCTTTGACATATCGTAAATAAACTTACCATTGCGCTGGGCTTCGGTAATCTCGTCCATACGTTTCTCATACTCTTTGAGAGACATCTTAGCAACCTGAGACTCACGAAGATAATCTGCGGAGCCTTCTTGGTTAGGAGAAACAGTACGTTTTGTTGATACGGAGGATGCTGCACCTCTATCTTCACTATTCTTTCGTGTAGGTTTAATGCCCTTGTCACCCTTATAGAGATCAATAACACGAGCTACAGACTTAGCATCATCTGTGTTTTCGTACAGAGCATCCTGAACCCACTTAGGTTGTGACTCTGCCCAGTCATGGAATACGTCATCCTTACGGATATTATTAAAGTCGGGGTGAAGAGAGTATAATTCAGCTTCAACTTTTTCTCGCTTAGCTGCAGTCCGTAATTCTTCAATCTCCTTAAGGCGTCCATCTAGATCAGCAGAGCGTTCCTGTGCTTTCTTGTCAGCAATAGCCTCAACAATACCAGCTACGTCAGGGTATTTCTTAGCCCAAGCATCAATGTCCTGTTCAGACTTAGGTAAGACAAGTTCATTTTTAGCTGCAGAGCTAAGTTGCCCTTCTAGCTTTTCGAACTTGTCTTTCCATTCCTGCTCTTTGTCTTGTACATGTCGGCGTAGATCACCATAGCGTTTCTTGAAGTTCTTCTCTTCACTGCTTAGCTCAGTGTCAGCTTTTTGTGCTTCAGCTTTGGGTTCTTCTTTTTGTTCGGTATCACCCTCTGCCTGAACTTGGGGTCTTCCAGACTGTGAGCTATCAAGTTCCTCCTGCGGGGTGTCTTCTTCTTGTTGTTCATCAGAGTCTACCCCCTGTCCTTGCATTAGAGCCTTTAGCTCTGCCTCGTCCCGTGCAATACGAGAGAGATTACGTTTATGTGATACGGAGTCCGTTTGAATGGTTTGTGCTTCTGACATGTTATAGTCCTTTATATGGGGCCAGCATTATTGCTGGGTAGCCTTATTATTATTGTTGTTTAGGTAGTTTAGGGCTTACTTGCTCCCTAAACCTTTCTTAGATTTCTTCTTGTCTACGGAACCACCCTTAGAAAAACCACCGCCACGTTGTACCTTAGAGGCGTAGGTCTCTTTCTTAGCACCATCAGACCCCATCGTGGACCGCCCAGTAGGTGCAGTGCCACTAGCTTTAGCCTCGCTTGCTCGAACATCTGCAGCCTGAGTATTACTCTTAGTCTCAGCAGTTTTCTTAATAGTCGGTCCATCACCATCAGATACACTACCTGTGCTGTCCCCAGTATCATCCCCTCTACGAGCACCTTTAAATGAAGCTCCTAATCCTGCATTACCTTCTTTTATGCCAGCTGCACCATCAAAGCCTAGTAGGTCACCCAACCAAGTATCACCAAAGTTAACATCACCGCTGCCATCTGTGTCAGTTAGGTTGTCATACATATCACCTTGACCGCCAAAGATACTACCTTTGTAATCTTGAGCACTTTCTTCAGTCTCAATTCCTCTGTCTATCAACTCTGCCCGTATGTCATTGAATCGTGATGTTGTCACTGTACTGAGTGCGACACCCCCTAATGGTCCAAGAACTACAGAACCGATTTTACCTGCAAGACTTAACCCCTTAGCGGCCCTAGAAAGCTGATCGTCATCCATTTCACTGACAGGGATTGCTTCTGGAATTGGCTCTGGATCAGGACCATAATCATCATCACTACGAGATGGAGTGTCTTGTTCTTCTTCTTCTTGTACAGGAGCCTCACCTTCTGGGAGATAACCTGGAGGAATCATACCCATAGGTGCACCATCAAAGAAAGGAATAGAGATAGTCATACCTGCATCGTTAACATACGAGCGATATTCTAAGCCGCCAGAAGAAGCGGTAGATGCGTTACCACCTAAGAAGGACAAGTCTGGCTCCTTGATGTAAGCAGGAACGTTAAGACCGCCATCTTGGAAGCCCATAAGACCACCCTTGGCAGCAGCTACTGGCTCTGCTTCTGGCATATCCATAACTGCAAGCTCTTCATCAGAGAACGGCAGATCATCCTGTGCAACACCTACAGGCTCACCACCAATACGTCCATTAGAGTCCATCTCTGCAAGACCCATCTTAGCTTCACTGCGAAGGTCTTCAAAGAACTTAACACCATAGAAACGTAGTACATCAGCAGGTACAACGTACTCACCTTCACTCAACATAGCAGGAACATCGTCACGTACTTCTTCTGGTAGAGACCCTGGAGGTACTTCATTACCTGACACAGGATCAGTGTCCATACCCTCATCAGCGATGCCACCCTCTTCAAAGAGTGTAGACATTTGATCTTCACTATTAGCCATTACTG